ATCTGTTTTCTCTATAGCTTTAGAACCGCCGGTATTCGTTTCTTTAATCTTATAAACGTCATTCATATACGTCTTATAGTTGAAGTATAATACTTGAACCTTGTTTTTATCAGACTCAGTAAAACCTCTACCTGCTGTATAGCGTTTGCTCGAACTCTTGTATATATCTTCTAAATCAGATTCAGTTAAGCTATCGAACTCTCTAGCTAATTCGTTAATCGGAATAGTCTTAACTTCACCAATATAATATATGTCCTCAAAATAAGGAGATTCTGTGTAAGAGTATACTATGTTAGCTGGATCAACATACTCAACCTTAGCACCTTCACTCCAATTGAATGTGGTCTTAGCACAACCAATACCTAATACAGTTAAGTCGTATAGCATCCTACGTCTAATCAAATCGTAGTTACTGCCTTCAAGCAGGACGTTTATAGCTTGCTCTTGTGCAACTTCCACAGCTTGCTTATAGTTAAGCTGCATGTGTAAATCCAGCTCTTCTTTTGTCTCAGGAAGTTTTGTTTGATCTGTTTCATAAAGATCGACGTTAAAAAGCTTTGCCGCGTTTTGATTGAAGTTTTTAGACTCCATGTCCCTTATCACTGCCTCGGTGTACTCAGTTCTTTTATTAACACCATATTGATCTTGCGAGTATGCTTTAATGTTAAACATACGTTCTGACATACCGTTAACAACGATATCTACGAACTTTGGGATAATCGGGACCGGCTTCCAATCTAGGTTAAGATAAGATAAATCACCATTTATAGATAGTTCATCTTTGTACTTTTGAATCGACTGTTCTCCTCTAGCGTATAGTCTGAGATTATGAAATCTATTCTGTGCGTTCATATATCTATTAGAGTGGTTGTCTTTAAACCACTCATGCTCAATAGCGCGAGCTACCTTAAGACCGTACTCTTCAGTAGCCTTCTCTGAGTCCGGCACTGCCTGAGAAGGAAAGTTTACATGTAGTGTCTCAGCCATGTTTATTTAATTATCTGGGAGTTAAATCCTTTATTATTGTATTTCGCTATATTCAAATTCATCGGTGTTCTTTCTACTTTTGCGTTTGGCGCATATAAATGTCTATTGCAAGCCATGATAGCCAAACCTGAGCTTATAGAAGCGTCATGCTTGGTTCTCTTGTTTATATCAAATTTGGCCCAATCGTTTAACAACTCGTTAAAATATACTGTTCCGTAGTTACCGTCACCTAAGTGTCCTACGTGGTTTTGTATATACATCTCTATCGCAGCTGCATGGGCTTGCTTAATGTCTTCGCTTGAGTTTGGTATACCACCTACTTCTCGCTCAGCAACAGACAACTTCTTCCATATCTTATCTGGTCGATTCATACTATATCCTCTATATCCTCTACGACGTAGGTAGTACAGTAATCTTGGTTTGTTATTCTCTGCAAGCAGTGGCATTCCATAAAAAACCAACGCCATTAGCACGTCTTCAAAAAACATCTCAGCAGTTTGTGGTCTTGCTATATATTCTAGGAAGAACGTGCTTGAGGGCGCATCTTCCATAGAAAATTTTGTTAATCCGTGTAAAGCACCTTTCGAGCCGCGACCGTCAACAGTACCGCTAATGTCGTAGCTATCACAGCCAAAAGCTCCCACGTGTTCGTTGCCAGGATATTTAATACCATTTTTTATAATTTGTTTATTTTGCAAATGGGCTGGAGGCACCCAACTTACTTTAAATCTACCAGTGGGATCTGGATGGAATACTACTTGAGAATCCTTAATTCCGTTAACCCATCCAAAACTTCCTACAGTAGTATGAGCATTGTGCCTACTACCTTCGTTGTAATCTATCTGTTCGTATATCTTAATTAAATTAAATATACTATTTTTAGTCTCATCTCTAAACGCGTGCTCTTCTGTTCTAGGAAATTGACGATAAAACTCGTTCAACGCGTCTTGATCATCCTTTAATCCCTCAGCTTCGTTTTCCCAGTTAGTTATTACACCTACATCTATCAGTTCACCGTCTGGTCCCAGTCGTTCTCCATCACGTGGATTATCAAAGACTGGAAGTCCGTATTCGTCAATAAATCCTTCATAGTTCCATTCCATTGGGATAAAGAGAGAATAAAGCCCAGACTTTGTTTGTCCATTAGCATTTCGTCTTGATACGTCAGAATCATTGAATAGCTTTTTAAAATTGTTTCCACCTTTATCTAATGCATTACTGGTACTACCCATCATGCATTTGCCAACGATTCTACTACCTAACCTTAGACAGGTTTTAGTAACTCGCCAGTTGTTTAATATGTTATCAGGTCTCTCCCACTTACCGCTCTCATCATGTACTAGCAGATTTAACTTTTCACCGTCATAGCTGTTGTCGCCTGTGTTCTTCCAGTCAATCGTAGTATCAAGACCTGCTATCTCCTCAAGCTGCTCGTTTGATTGTATTTTCTTACGAGTAAACTTACTGGCAGGAACCCTATACGCAAGTTCAGATTTTGGACGATCCATACCATCTTGTATAGGTTTAAAGAAGAATGGGTAATTTATTGATATAGGTACTACTTTATCAGTAAACATTTTCTTTGCATCGGCACCAGACTTAGAGAGGATCCCATATCTACTATCACTTGATATAGTGGCTAAGTTAACTGTTTCGGCTGACGACATAAACGAGAAACCTGAACGACGGTTTTTAAGGTAGCACATCCCATAGCATCTCTTATCAGCCTTGCAGGCTTCCCAGAATATAAAGAATAGTCTGTTCGCCTCTCTAAAGTCTGGAGCTCCAACGTCAATCTTACTCCATTGTAGATACATGTAATGCGTACCTGTAATCCAAGTTGGCACGCCATTATTGGTGAACCAGAATCCTTCTTCTCTACGCTTGAATTCTTCGTCAATATAGTCGTGCCACTTTTCTTTTTGCTCGTCCGGATAGTTTCTCCAGTCGAATATGTTTTTGATACGAGATAACTCTTTGGGATACTCTGCTTTAACCCACTTATTCTTTTCATGCTTAAACACGTCTTTAGGTGTTTTAGGTAAAGCTATCTTAAAACCTTGTATCTCATATATATCACCTATAACTCCGTTATGCGAAAGAACAACTAAATCGTGTTCTTTGTTATACCCGTACTTCCACTTCTTACCTCTATTTAATCTGGTAAGAGTGGTTTTCTTTATAGGTTCTATTATCTTATATAAAGTCTGTTCGTACATTATTTAGATCTACCCTCAGCAAAACCCTTGAATACTCGTTCTTTCTTTTCTTCAGGTTCTTTACCTTCTAAAAGATTCTCTTCTTCTTGGATTCTGTTTAATATCTCGAAGGCGTCGAAGATCGCAAGCTTTTTTGTGGCAGCGGCATTTTTGAGTCTGTCAGCTGATATATCATCATCTGAATCAACGATAGCTTCTTTAGCTACCTTGATTAATTCCTCAACCGCTCTGTGCCCAGCTTGGATTATATTCTTCTTCGTCTCCTTGATATTCATATTTAATTGTAATAAATTTAGATAATGCCCTATACATCCTTTTACCGTCTACCACAAACTCGAAAGTACTAACTGGATCAAATCCAACTAGATCGCCCACGTTTACGGTTCCATCAGAGTATCTCACAATACCAACTAGTGGTTTTTCAGTTTCAACGCTTAACTGACTTTTGTCCTTAATAGGTTGCACGAAGCAATAACCCTTAGGGCAAACCCAATCACCATCCCTTTTGTATAGGTATATCTGGTCTTGCGTTACCAGATACTTACCTTCTTCAAGGAAGGATCTACTATTTCTTTCTCTACCTTTTACATCATGCCATCTCCTAAAGACGTTATGATGTAGTGTTACTATATCTCCAGGCTGAACCTCTGAGTAACCAACTTTAGGTACAGATAAAACCTTAGCTTCTCTGTTTACGTGAAGATGATTATATACCTCTGTGTTTAATATTAACTCTTTGTCTCCAACCTTCTTCGTGTTGTTATACCTTTCTCCTAATGGTTCTACAACGTAGTTGTAAACACTCGTCATTTAACCAGGTATATTTCCTGGAGTTCCATATTGTTTTTCAGGCTTTGGGGTGGGTTTTTTCTCTGGTTTTGGTTGAGGTTTAGGTTTAGGTACAGGTGGAATATGTCCATTATCTTTTTGCTTAAGTGCGGAAATTCCTGGTAATGCTTTGTTTCTCATAATTTTAGTATTCTAAGTTATATTCAACTGATATAGCCATGTTCTTATTAAAGTCCTTCCAAGGTATAACTGCTTTTTCTTTGCGAATATAGATAGAGTACTTATCTTCCTCTTCTAGTATATCACAAATAGTATGACCGCCATACACTTCTTGCCCAACGGCATAGTGCATGGAGTCATTCTTGTAGTCTTTACCTATCGTGATCTTACGAATCAGATGGCTCATCTTCTTTATATTTAATAGTACCGTCTTGGATATTAATCTCGTCAGTACCATATTTTTCTTTGAAGTCAGATTGCATTTTACCCAGCTTATCATTTCCTTCGAATAAAGCATGTAAAGCATTATGCTTTTGCACCTCCATTTGACCGATATCAAACTGCAACTTATTAATTGCCGAAACAATGTTTTGCAGTTCTTTTAGATCTTCTTCAGAGATCTTCTCTGGCTTTAGGTCTATGACCTTTTCTTTCTTTTTTCCCATAATTAAATTGTATTAAATTAAAATTGTTTTATTAGTATCCTTTAGTGTAAAATACACTAGTGTTATCTCTTAGTATAGTATCCATTTGTGATTTGCTATATGTAGTCTTTGAGTTCAAAGCGCTTGGCACTGTTGTGAATCCAAAAACGCCTTTACCGTCCGTACCTATTTTATATAGATGATCTCGAACATTTTCAACTCCCCAATCCTCTATCTCGTCTCCTGTTAGTATTATAAATTTATTCATTATGAAGAGGGTACTGTTGAGCTAAATGAAGCCCCGTTATTAGTTCCATTACTTGTTCCAGCCGTATCAGTTACATCGTCCTCGAACCTGTAGTACATAAGAAGATTAGCATGACTACTGATATCAGTTGGATCACCACTATTATATATAGCGCTTACCTCGCCAGCCGTAAGTGCTTTAGTGAAGAACGCGACCTCGTCTATGAGACCCCCGAAGAAAGTATCTTGGGTTCCGTCATCATTCGACGCACCAACATTTAGTTCTAAACCACCGTGATCGAAAGCCGCGTGATTAGCGTCATCTACTCTAAACAATCCAAGATAAGAGGCTGCAACTGCAGATCCGTCATCGTATATAGCGTATGATGTATCTCCACTAGCGTTTTTTGTTACGGTAACTACAACGTGCGTAAAAGCGCTCTGCGTCCCATCAGCAAAGCGAGCGGCATCAGTCGTATACGCCGCGAAGCTCGATACTCCTGCATTGTTGGAATAGTGCAGTATTGCTAATGTGCCTAACGCGGCTTTGGTGACCACGAAAGCATCTGAAGTCCCTAGCTCAACACCGAAGAGAACCTGGTTTGTACCTTGACCGTCTGTAGGCTTTACCCACATACTCGCACTAAAACTACCTTGAAAAAGAGTGTTAGCCGTGTAGTTAGTATCTAGGTAGTCACTAGTGCCGTCGAAGGACAGTGACTTAGTGTTCGTGAATGTAACGCCTTCAACGAAACTAGGGGTTATTATACTACTGCCTAATCCTAACATTAGTCTCCTATATAAGCTATTACTGTACCAGTAGAGTTTAAGTCAATTTCAGTCCACCTTCCATATATAGTCATGCCTTTAGGAAAGGTGTTACTAGCGTCTACTTGAACACCTCCAGCACCAGATTGTCCAAGGTCAGGAGATAAAACTGCATCATGAGCAGCAGCTTCTGTACCTATATACTCTAGTCCTCTAGCAACATTATTGTCAGCGACCAAACCACCACTAGCATCAAAAGTAGTGTCTGTTAAAAACTGTATAGCTACAAACACTTTACCGGTAGGTGGTGTAGCAGCAGTGCTGGTATCTACAATTAGACTACCCATTTGCCCGAAGCCGTACGCGACTTCTGTTGAATTAATTCCCATTTTATTTTTTTACTTTTTCTAGTGATCTACCACCGAAGTATGCACCGATCACTGTTATTAATACTAATTGAAGAAGGTCCACGTAGGAATCCTTCACGTTAAAATTGATTGCACCAGCATCAATGAATATTAATAGCATCGTGCATACTATTAAGAATATAAGAACCATAGGCCTTACATTCTTTGAAAGCCATGAGTCAGATTTTGCGTCTGCCTCCCATCGAGATGTGATGTTCTTCTCCATCTCTACCTCGTAGCTGGCTACTAATTCTTTTACTTTCCTTTCAGCCTCTAACTTCTCCTCTTTCGATGTGGTTAGATTATCTAGTACTCCACCTACACCCTTTACAAGTTCAGTGGCTCCACTTGAGAATATTTTACTTAAGACGTTCATTTCTTAGCGAATTTCTCCATACCACTAATACCGAATGATCCTAAAACCACCCAGACAAAAGAGTCATAGACAAACTTATTAATTACTAAATCAGTTCCAGCGAATCCAGAGACCGCATCTAATACCATTACGATAACCATTATCCCAAAGGCTATAAAGCCTATGATTGATTTCTCGTTCCAGTCGTTTGTATCTTTAAATATCTCAAACATTCTTTTCCGCTTTCATAGCACGCTTCTCCCATGGGAATGACTTATCGCCTTCAGGTTTCCACTCGCCGTTGTATTTTATCTTACCGTCCTTTCTAGGATACGTCTTACCATCACTTCTAACCCAATCATCTCCGTACGCTATTCTACCTTCCCCCATTTCTTTGCAATGAACTTTTTCGTGGGCTATAGCTTGCTTGTATAACTTACTATCTTTAGGCACGTCTTTGTCTATGACGATCTTATTTGCGCTTACAGCCTCAGCAGTTACACCTTCGTCAAGCTTCTTGTGCTCCACCTTAAACTTATGCTTCTTCTTAATATCGCCACCATGAGCAATACCAGGTAAAGGTTTATTTCCAAGTTTAAAAGCCATTATCTATCTTTATCTCGTATCATATCATCTATAGCTTTATTGTAGACTTTATCTGTATATGATTTATTGTTGTAAAAAATACTTCGCTCAGAAGTTGGCATATCTTCTTCGCCTAGTAAGATACGGTATATCCTACTAACTAACTGAGAACATTTGAATGAAGTTTTGAATATAGAGTATTTAATACTCGTTCTATTCCTATGTCGCCAAACTTCTATCCATCCAGCTGATCGGAGTTTCTCCCACCTTTTCTTATCCCAAGAATATGTGTAAGCACCCTCGATGAATTCGTTTCGGGTAAATCTACCCTTATGATCTAGATATATAAGTAATTCTAGATCAGCATCTGTTAATCCATAAGTCTTACAGGCCCACTTACGCGTGAGCCTGTAGTACTTAAGGATATTCATATCACGCAAATCTTGCGCTGTTAATCGCATAGATTATTATCCAGCTGGATTAACATCAAGTGTAATATCTCCACATGAAGTTGCAAGAGTACCTATGTAAACGCTATCCTCGTCATCAGCTACTATAAGCATTCCTTCTTTATGAGGAGTAGCACTAAATAACTCACCAAGTTCTTTAGCTAACTTAGCTTCATTTCCATCAGCACATCCAACAGCTACATTTTGTAAATTCTGTGTAGATACACCTGGAGTCTCACCAAAGTATAAAATACATTTTTCTCCGTCGTGAGCGTCAATAAATGCAAGTTTGCTTAATGGAAAAACGACAGCATCTTCAGCGCCGTTTCTAAAAAATAACATTGTGTCCATTTTTTCTAAATTTTTTAATTGTTAATTGTTTATTTATTTACCGTTTAAGGTCTATGATTTAGGGTTTAGGTCTAATATCTATATCACACATTTAGCGAAGTAGTTACTCTACGAGTACTACATCTCTTGCTCGGATTACATGGTACATTGTATCTGCCCAGGTTATACCATGCCCAGCGTGTTTGTCGTAATATATAATGTCTTTGTCTTTTAGGCCTTCAACTAGATTACCTGTAGAGATAATCGTAGCTTTAATATACCTATTCGTTTCGTCTAGTTCCTCTGTAAGAAGTAGGCCACCAACTTTCTTAGGACCTACTTTCTCTACGTCTACTACTATATAATCATTGATTGCTCTCATCTGCTCTAGCGTTTGAAATTACACAATCTGCTGATATAATAGTTGACACTACTGATACCGCGTTCTTCAGAGCAGACTTTGTTACCAAAACCGGATCTACTATCCCCGCCTCTAACATATCTGTGCATTCACCAGATATAACATCTATACCGCAATAGTCTTTGCCGTTGCATTTAGTGCCTGTAAGACCGGCATTATCCAGGATAACATCCATTGGAGACTTAATAGCTTCAAGGAGTATCTCCTCACCAGCGTTAGCTGGTTTAATTTTTTTAGATGCCCAATATAAAGCAGAACCTCCACCAGGAATAATCCCTTCCTTTAACGCAGCCTTAGTGGCAAATATAGCGTCTTCAACTCTGTCTTTCTTTTCTTTGAGCTCTACCTTAGACCCAGCGCCTACCTTAACGATACCTACAGACCCTGATAGCATAGCTAATCTTTCGCTAAGCTTCTTCTTTACGTACCCGTTCTTTTCTTCAGATATCCTTTTAGTTACTTGGCTTATACGCTCGTCTATCTCTTCTGGCATTTCATCAAGAGTAATCACGGTGTTAACTGTACTAGTTACAGCGTACTCTACTTCTCCAAGATGATCAGGTGTTATAAGGTCGAGATCGTCGCCTAGCTCCTCATTGATTACTGTGGCCCCTGTTATTATAGCTATATCTTCCGTAGCGTCTTTCTTAGTAGGGCCAAAACCAGGTAGATCAACAATGTTAACTTTAATATTACCTTTAACCTTGTTCATCATAAGTGCGGCTTTGACTTGCTGTGCTACCGGAGCTATTATAAGCAGCGCTCTACCTTTCTTTATGACATGCTCAAGCACGCCCTGTATTTTACGCACGTTAGGTATCTCACTTGATACTACTAGAACATAAGGGTTATCTAGCTCAGCTAGATGCTTATCAGTGTTAGTGACGAAGTGCGGCGACGTAAGCCCACAATCAAACTGCACTCCGTCAACTAACTCCACATGCGTTTCATCAGTGTCACCTTCCTCCATGAGTACGACACCATCCTTACCTACTTTTTGGTAAGCTTCCGCAATAATGCTTCCAAGGGCTTTATCATTATTACAACTAATCGCGCTAACAGCGCTAAGCATGTCTCCTTCAACTTCAATAGCCCTGTCTTCAAGATGTTTAATAACCTTCTCCAAGCCTGAACTAATACCTGCTTTGATTTCTCGTATAGATTCCTCAGCATATTTTTCTTTGTTTACTTCTTTTAATAATGATTCAGCGAGGACGGTAGCCGTAGTGGTACCATCTCCCGCCTCTTTCACTGTATTACTCGCAGCCTCCTTTATTAAGGTGGCCCCGATATTTTCAACCGGATCATATAAGACTACGCTTTGGGCAACGGTTACACCGTCTTTTGTTATGACCGGCATGCCGCGAGCATCTTCATATATGACGCATTTACCCGACGCGCCTAATGTACTCTTTACGGCTTGCGCTAGCTTAGTTACGCCAGCAATTACTTTTTCTTTAGCGGTTTGACCAAAGTCTAATTGTTTGATCAACTCACTAGGTAAGTTGTATTCCATGAATTATAGTAAATTAAATTATATTATAGTGTTTGTGGCTTATTTTAACCTTTGTTCAGAAGCTTTCTTCCATGACAGTGCTTTTGAGATAGTTGCTTGATCAGCACCGCCTTCTCTTAGCTCAGCCATGTGCTTATCCCAGTTATTTAAGAATTCTTCTTTACTTACGAATTGTTTCTTCCCATCCTTCACCCAAGTTAAACCCTGCATCGGGTTTTGCTTAGACGTCTCCATGTCTGCCATATGCTTTTGTCCCATACCAGAGCCGCCTGTTCCTTGGGCTTTTGGAAAGCCTTTCATTTTAAACGCCATGTTGTTTGTTTTTACTTGTTAGCTTCCTTTACGCTCTTTTTGATTTCTTCAGCTTTCTTTTCGCCTTCAGTTTGTACCCCGGTATCTTGAGAGCTCATCCCCATTTCGCGTAGCTCTTCAAGCTCTTTTTGTGTGTAATCTCTACCGATGTCAGCAAGTGCGTGAGAGTGATCCTCGCCCTTGTGGTCTTTTCCCGGGGCTTTGTTAAACGGAGCCCCAAAATTTCGAGCCATCGGGCTTCCTTTCATTTTAAACGCCATGTTATTCTTTATTTTAAAAAGTTTTCACTACTTTTGGGCCCTTTGTAGCCTCTAGTTTTTTTGAGAAGTAGTCAATACTGCCGTCAATAGCAGACTCTGCTCCTTCCATAGTTTCTCTACGGGTTACAGAGTGCCAACTTTCTTCGTCTTTAGGGTTAGATACCTCCGTTTGGTAGAATCCGTTAGGTAATTGGGTGATTCGCCAGTTAGATTTTGCAGACATGTGTGTCCATTCTGCGATTTCGCTCTTATTTGGCTTCATTGTGTGCGTCGTAGACGACGTCTTATAGTACAAATATGTCATTGTTTTTGGTTTTTTAGGTTATATTTGTGGTATAGGGACTTTCCCTATGTTAATACTTCTCCTTCTTTGCCATAGGAGTTTTAGGATCGATAGACTTTTTAAACTCTTCTGGCTTATTTGCAGGTTTCACCGTCTTTGTCATCTGTCCAGTATCTTTACTACCTTTTTTTTGCTCCCCTCCGCGCTTTTCTAAGATCACGCTTAGACGTACCATATGCTTCACCAGACATAGCCGCAGCTTCGTCACGTATATTCTTACGCTCTTGACGATCACTAGTATCGTAGTCAGCTGACTTCTTAGCAGCGCGGACTGCTTGGCGCTTTGTTTGACCAGCGCGTTTTTCAGCTAGAGCCTTTCTTTCTGCAGCTGCTTTTCCAGCTTTTGTCTCCGAGGCAGGTGTAGCGTAATCTTTCTTTTTAGTTCCTCCAGCACCAGGCGCATCCGCATCAGATTTTTTAGTGTATTTAACTGTAGTTTTACCACCCTTTGTAGTAACTTCTCCAGCTTGCATAGTTTTTGGATCAACTTTCTTGTCAGCGTCTTTTACAGTTTTTGTCATTTTACCTTTTGTATCAGCTGCTGAACCTGGCTTAACACTTAGAGTTTCAGCCTTTCTCTTATTAGCTTTTCTATTATCACGGTTCTCTTGACGCTGACCTTTTCTTCCCATTCGTCTTTCCTCACGCTTAGACTTAGCAGCGTCTCTCTTCTTAGCTTTTTCAGCTTTTAGATTTGCCTTAGCCGCTTTTACGCCTGCTTTAGGCTTATCAGCTGGCTTTACTGTTTTAGTAGCTTTGCCCTCTGACGCTGGCTTATCAGCTGGCTTTACTGTTTTAGTAGCTTTGCCCTCTTCTGCTTTTTCTGGGTGAGTAGTTTTATCCATCGCCCAATTTCGTCTCTTATACTCGGCGATTCTTTCCGCGCTACCGAAAGGCATGTCCTTTAGACTCCTAGTCTTTGCTGGTTTGTCTTCTGGACGGTTCCCACCTTCACGGGCAACATTGCCTTCTAATGTTTCTTTACGGAAAGCTGCTTCCGCTGCGGCCTTCTTGAAGCCTGATGTTCCCTGTTGCATAGGGAATCCTTTCATTTTAAATGCCATGATTATTTATTTTTATATTGCTCGATTAAATAGCCAGTATTCTAGCGTTGCCGCTCCTTCTGCGTCAGTTACTATATCCATTGTATAATCGTAAGGAAAGAATGCGAATTCACCTTGTTTTAAAGTGAATAATCTAACAGCATCATCCGCTACTGCTAAGTCTGAAGCACTTACGCCGTCTCCAACTGCTCCGATATATATATCTAGATCCGATGCTGTAGCGTTTTTACAGTATACAAATCCGCCGTGAAGACCAGCTGTACCGCCGTCATCTTTGTCACTACCATCGAATAATACTTGATGATCACCTGCGCCTGTGAATACTAAAGTTTTTGATTCAACTGTATCTACAGTTAAAGAATCTGTTGCTGATAAGGATAGCGCTATACTCAACGGACCTGGATCCGTTGATGCTGCGCTTGAGTTTGCTGTCAGCGACAATGTTGGTTTTATTACTGCCATTTTAAATCGATTTTTTGTGTACGTACGTTATACTCTTAATAGTCACATAGTAAAGTGGTTATTTACAAAGTGTGACACAAGCCTACTACTAGGATACTATTAACTAGCTATTGTCACTAAAAAAAAGGATATTGTAAATATAGAACCGTTGCGTTC